AGGGGGCTCCGCCCCCTTACACCCCCTAATTAATATTCAACAGGAAAACCACCTAATTAGAATTGCCGACCACAAACGGCCAACCGTTATTGCAACTTCCCTAAAATACTACCTACTTCTGCTTTTTTAGGACTCCACCTCCTAATTCATTATTAATCCGACGCTATTCCTGGGAGGAGCAAACACTCTATATAACCAAGTGGGGTGACGAATGGCTGAGTTTACGCCGCCAGACGGAGGACTGATCACTTCAGTGACTCAGGACTGATCTTGGGCGGGTGCCGAAGGTGAGTGAAACCACCGTAGTCAAGGGGCAATATGGGCTAGATCAGTCTGGCGGAACGGGCAAGAAACTAAAAAAATATTTTATTTTACAGAATGTCTACAATCTTTAAAAAGACAAAACACTCACCAAGAACACAAGAAAACATATGGATGGGATTAATCTTTTCTAGCCACGATCAAATCTGCGACTGCAACAACCCAATTCTTCATTTTATGATTATTGTTAACAAAAATTCAACCGCCATTAAACCAGAACCTGAAATAAGAAACATAAAATGCCTGCTTACTGGAGAAGAAGACCCTACTACTCTAGAAGAAGAAACTGGTATTCGCGAAGGAGATTTAGACGCCCTTTTTGGAAAAGATACAGAACCTACCGATGGGTAAGACCAATTAAAAAAAAACTTAAGACTATATCTGTAAAAGAATGGCAACCAAGTCATATAAGAAACTGTTATATTAAAGGAACTACTTGTGCATTATACTACAGTAACCAAAGACTAGGATTTAACTCTGTAATGTATGAAAAAAGTTTAGCACCAGAAAAATGGCCAGGAGGAGGAACTTTCAGTGTATTACAATTTACTTTAGAAAATTTATTTGACATGCATGAATATTGTAGAAATTGGTGGACAACATCTAATGCTGAATTACCATTATGTAGATATTTGGGAGTTGATTTTCGTTTTTACCAATCTGAATTTGTAGACTATATTGTAAAAATTGAAACAGACTTACCGCCAAACAGTAACAAACTTACATACCCATCAACACACCCCGCTATGCAAATGATGAGCAACAAAAAACTAATTATACCTAGCAGACAACACCATCACAGAAAGAAACCATATTTTAAAGTACATGTAAACCCACCACCACAATTTAAAAACAGCTGGTACTTTACAGTAGATATGTACAAACACGCACTTTGCCAACTGCACATATCAACAACAAATTTAACAAACCCATTTCAAAAACCAGACAGACTTTCCAACACAATAACCTTTTGGACACTAAATACACAATCCATACAAAACAGAACTTTTGGTAAAGACACAGGACAATCATGGCCATTTAAATCTATAGGAACAGTTACATATTATATGTATTACTATACTACACAACCCTTACCTACCAACAATGAGGACATACAACTAGACCACTTAATACCTTTAGCAAACCCAAGAGACTTTAAACCAGGAGAATCCTTTTCAGACTTACCACCAACAAACAGAATAGCAAGAAACATCTATTACGAAAATTGGAAAAACTACTGGGGAAACATATTTCACCCAGAAATCACCAAAGATATTACCCACTTAGGATTTTCCAGAAAATCACCCGAAGCAATACAAGCAGAAATTAAAAACAACCCAAGAATTCTTAAATGGTCTCAATTAGATCAGGCAGCTAGCCAAATGACATTAACACCATTTAATGAACCTATTTTTATACCACACCAATATAATCCCGAAAAAGACTCAGGAATAGACACCAAAATATACTTTTTAAGTAACTATGAAGGTCACGGCTGGGACCCACCAGGTATACCAGAAATAGAAATAGATGGATTTCCTATTTGGCTAGCACTATGGGGATATAGTGACTTTCAAAAACGTTTAAAGAAAATTTTAAATATAGACACAACATATATAATGACAATAAAAACTAACAACACACAAAGACCAAACGAAAACCCTTTAGTAATTATTAACCAAAGCTTTATAGAAGGACACAGCCCATATCAAAATGAACCACTACCAGAAGACATAACTAAATGGTATCCAATGTATCAATACCAAACTATTGAACAGAACAAACTACTACAAACAGGCCCATACACTCCTTATACACCTGATGCACTTTCTGATAATGTAACTGTTATGTACAAATTTAGATGGAAATGGGGAGGATGTCCTCCTAAACATATAACTGTTGATGATCCTGCCCATCAGATTCAATATCCTATTCCCCGTAACGAGCATGAAACAAATTCGTTGCAGAATCCAGGGCAACCTCCAGAAACTATGCTCTACTCCTTCGATCACAGACACGGCAACATTACAACAACAGCTTTTGAACGAATTACACGCGACTGGCCAATTAAAGACATTTTATCTCCAATTACAGAATCAACTACAAAACAACAAGTTCAAGAAGCATTCCAACAACTACAATTATCAGAAGAAACACAGCACAAAAAAGAAGAAGAGATCAAGAAGATCATCCACCAGCTCCAGCACGAGCAGCAGTGCATCAGACAGCGAATAGCATGCATTTTAACAACCCAATAACCTTTAATTGTATAAAAAAAGTAAAACTTTTTGATGATAATAAATGTACTAAAAATCGTAGATTTACAGCTTCAGAACTAGAAACAGAAAGAGAAATTGCTTCCTGGCTACGTAGACCTATAAGAACCTTTGTTAAAGATCCCCCCTTTTATCCATGGTTACCACCTGAACCTCTTGTAAACTTTGAACTTAACTATCAATAAACAAGGCCAACAAATTTCACTTAGTGGTGTCCATTTATTAAAGTTAAACTATATAAACAGACTCCGCCTCCCAACATTGTTGGCGCCAAAAGGGGGCTCCGCCCCCTTAAACCCCAAGGGGGCTCCGCCCCCTTAAACCCCCATAGGGGGCTCCGCCCCCTTACACCCCCTTATAAATATTCAACAGGAAAACCACCTAATTAGAATTGCCGACCACAAACCGTCAACTACTTCCCTATTTTACAAAGCTTCCTCTTTTGCTCATGAATATTCAACACATTAATTAATAATCACCATCACTTCCAGGGCGTGCCTACTTTGCTATATATTCAATAGCAGTCCCGAATGGCTGAGTTTATGCCGCCAGACGGAGACGGGATCACTTCAGTGACTCCAGGCTGAGCAAGGGCGGGAGCCGAAGGTGAGTGAAACCACCGGAGTCTAGGGGCAATTCGGGCTAGCTCAGTCTGGCGGAACGGGCAAGAAACTTAAAATAATTTAAAATTCTTTTACAGATGTACCACCCTGTAAACTACAATGAAAGAAAAATTCAACTGCAACTAACAAACCTCAACGTTGGAATTCACGACTTAATTTGCAGCTGTCAACAACCAGCATTTCACACCAGTAAAATCCTACTAAAACAACTTTCCGGAGAATTAACAAAACAACAAAAATCTGAATTAAAAAGATGCCTTGGTACAGAAGACGATACCCAACAAGATGGAGGCGACCACGATATCGTCGCACTAGATTTTGGAGACGATTTAGAAAAAATATTCCAAGATTCCGGAACAGAAGACAACGACGGGTAAGAAGAAAAAGATTTTATAAAAAAAAACTGAAAAAAATTATTGTAAGACAATATCAACCTAGAAAAATAACCAAGTCTAAAATTAAAGGACTAGAATGCTTATTTCAATGTAATGTACAAAAGATATACTTTAATTTTCAAATGTATGAACATAGCATTGTACCTAAACATTTACCGGGAGGGGGTGGATGGAGTGTAAAACTGTATAGCTTACAATACTTATATGACCAATATGAACATTGTAGAAATATATGGACTAAATCCAACCACAACTTACCATTATGTAGATATTCAGGATGCAAAATCAAACTATATCAATCATATTCACAAGACTATGTATTTTACTATCAAAATCAATTTCCCATGGTTACTACCATGGAATCCTACAACCACGCACAACCATCTATATTAATGATGCATAACAAATCAATAAAAGTACCAGCAAAACTAACAAAATCTAAAAGAAAAGCATACAAAATTATTAAAGTAAGACCACCAGGCCTAATGCAAAACAAATGGTACTTTACTTCTGAAATATGTAACAAACCTCTCCTACTAACATACGCAGCTGCAGCAAGCTTTGATAACTACTATACATCCACACAATGGAAAAGCACAAACTGCACCATATACAACCTAAAAACAGGCATTTTTCAAAACACAAAATTTAGAAACAACGGCAACAACCCATACACATGCACAACATTAGGAACATTACCAGTATACTTATATGCAACAGATGTAGAAAACCCAACACAAGGAAATGTAAAGGCTAAAGATTTAATATTACTAGGAAACACAGAAAACTACACCACAGGATTTGCATACAAAGACAATCACCATCATACATACTCCTCAATACAAGAATATGGAAAAGACAAAAAAGCATGGGGTAACCCATTTCACCCAGATTACTTTAACAACAAAGGAACATACACAATATACCAATCAACACAATCATGGGCAAGTATAATATCACCTAACAACCCAGAAAACATTATACAAATTAACCAATTTACAAAAATAGATGAAATGTGGGAAGAGCTAAGATACCCACCAAATAACGACAAAGGAACAGAAAATTACTGCTACTTTAAACCAGTAAATAAAGACGAAAACCACTGGGGAACACCCACATCAAAACCAGAACTAATTAATAATGGATATCCCATGTGGATGCTTTTATGGGGATACTCAGACTTTGTAAAAAGAACTGAATCTTTAATAGGGCTAGAAACAAACTACTGTCTAACATTAAAAACAAACACCACATCACCAACAAGAAACTTAATTGTACCATTAAACAAAAGCTTTATAGAAGGACACAGTCCTTTTGAAAAACAATATAATCCCCTAGACTATGACAGATGGCATCCTAGCTTACAAATGCAATATGAAGCTATTAACCATATATGTGAAACAGGCCCAGGTACACCTAAATTAGCAGGTAGAGAAACTACTGAAGCTAAAATGGAATATATCTTTTATTTTAAGTTTGGAGGCTCTCCTCCAAACATGTCAGACATTGAAGACCCCGCAGAACAGCCAGCCTTTCCCATCCCCAATCACTTCAGAGGATCAGCTACAATCGAAAATCCAGCAACAGCACCTCAAAACTTCCTTTACAACTTTGACACAAAAGGAGACTTCATTACAAAGAAAGCTATTAAAAGAATTGGACAAAACTGCGAAACTAAAAAAACTCTATTTGCAGATGCAGAATGGAAAACGGAAAAAATCGCACCACCACCACAGAAAAAACTCAAAGAAGAGCAAGAACTACTCCTCATCCAACAGCTCCAGCAGCAACACCTCCTCAAGCGACGAATCCTCAGAGAATTGAAACAACAACAATTAAAATAAAACATACAAAAATAAACATTAACCTATTTCCAGAAGACAACATTAAACCAAAAATTAGACGCCTCACACCAAGAGAACAAGAAGAAGAAAACAAAGACGCAGCTATATGGAAAAGACCCCCTAGACAATTCTTTGGGGACCCCCCTTTTTACCCATGGTGTGTACCTGAACCTCTTGTAAACTTTAAACTTAACTTTACTGAATAAAGGCCAACAATATTTCACTTAGCGGTGTCCATTTATTAAGGTTAAACTTAAATAAACATCCACCAACTTCCCTAAATTAACGGCCTAGCAATAAAGGCCGCCAAAAAATTTAAAGGGGGCTCCGCCCCCTTAAACCCCCAAGGGGGCTCCGCCCCCTTAAACCCCCAAGGGGGCTCCGCCCCCTTACACCCCCTAATTAATATTCAACAGGAAAACCACCTAATTAGAATTGCCGACCACAAACG